TGGAAGGACGTCGTTGGCCGCAACGCCCTCTGCGACGAGGGAAAGTCGTGGGATGATGGCGATCACGTCCGCATCGCGGAGTATTACGAGCGGGAGGAGGTGGCCGACCGCCTCTACTCGCTGGTTGATGGCAGCACGCTCCTGCGCAGCGACATTCCCGAGGATCTGCGCGAGACCTTCGACAGCTTGAAGGGCATGCCGGGACCGGACGGGGAGCCGATCCTGATCCGCGCCGAGCGCCGCACGACGCGCTGGCGGGTGAAGTGGTACAAGATCGCCGGCAGCCGCATCGTGGATCGCAAGGACTGGCCGGGCCAGTTCATCCCGATTGTTCGCGTCATCGGCGAAGAGACCGTTATTGACGGCAAGTTGGACCGGAAGGGCCATACCCGCGCGCTGAAGGATGCGCAGCGGATGTACAACTTCTGGACTTCGGCGGCAGCTGAGTTTGGCGCCCTTCAGGGCAAGACGCCCTACGTCGCCCCGGTTGCGGCGATTGAGGGCTTCGAGAACTACTGGAACAACGCCAACAAGGTGAACTACTCGGTCCTGCCATACAACCACATGTCGGATGACGGGCAGACGATCCCGCCGCCGCAGCGTGCGCAGCCGCCGGTTCAGTCCACCGCCTACCTCACGGGCATGCAGACCGCGGCCCAAGAACTCATGCTCGCCTCTGGCCAGTACCAGAGCGAGATGGGCGCCCCTTCCAACGAGCGCAGCGGCGTCGCGATCCAGCAGCGTCAGCGCCAGGGCGACAACGCGACGTATCACTACATCGACCACCTCGCGCAGGCGATCCGCTTCACCGGCCGCATTCTGATCGACCTCATCCCGAAGGTCTACGACACCGAGCGCGTCGTGAAGATCATGGCCGAGGACGGGAGCCTGACCGACATTCAGGTGGACCCAGCGAGCAAAGAGCCCGTCACGAAGATGGTCGATGGTCAACCAGTCGATGACGAGCAACTGAAGGCTGCGCAGGCTGACCCGGATCTGCGCGACAAGGTGGCGACGATCTTCAACCCGAACGTCGGCAAGTACGCCGTCGAGAGCGACATCGGCCCGGCCTACGCGACCCGCCGTCAGGAGGCGTTCGCAGCCCTGTCCGACATGCTGAAAACCAACAGCGACCTCGCCAAGATCGCGGGCGACATCCTGTTCAAGTCGGCGGACTTTCCCGGCGCGGATGAGGTGGCGGAGCGCATCAAGCGCACCATCCCGCCGAATATCCTCGGGCAGGGCGTTCCGCCGGCCGAACAGCAGCTTCAGGAGCGCGTCCAGCAGCTCACGGCGCTGCTTCAGCAGATGGACGCCGCGCTCAACGAGAAGCAAGCCAAGGAGGCATCCGAGGCCGAGAACCGCGACGATCGGCACATGCTGGACAGCTACCGCGCCGAGACGGATCGGATGAAGGCGCTGGCTGCCTCCGATCCGGAAGCATTCCGCCCCGTGATCCGCCAGTTGATCGGCGACGCGCTCGGGATCGACCTCAACAGCGTCATGGCCCGACAGGCTTTTGGCGACGCTCTCCGCGGCGCGATGCCCGGAGCCGTGAATGGGGCGCTGTCGCCCCAGGTTCAGGCCACAGCCTGACGATTGCCCGACCGGCCGGGATAGCCGGGCACCATCTTGGGATCACCCATGCTTGAGACCGAACAGAACGCCCCTCAGGGCGAGAATGATGCTGCGCGCACTCAGGAGCCCGGCCAGGGCCAGGAAGCCCGTCAGGAGGCCGCAGAGGGCGCGCGAGAGGAAGGACAGGAAGGCGCCGCAGCCGAACCCGAAGGCGAAGCCGCAGAAGGCGCAGAGGGCAGCGAGCGAGCCGAAGAGCAGACCGAGCCGGAAGCGGATCAGCCCGACCTTCCCAAGTGGGTACAGCGGCGCATTGATGAGCTGACGCGCAGGCGCCACGAGGCCGAGCGCAAGGCACAGGAGCTTGCCGACCGACTGTCGCGGTTCAACCAAGGGCCGGGCGAAAGCGGCGAGGGCGCCCAAGCCGAAGCTGAGCAAGCCATCCGGCAGGAAAACCCAGCCCTGTCACAGGAGCAGGTGCGGGCCGAGGCGCAGCGCATCGTCTCCGAGCAGCAGTTCAACAACGACTGCAACGCGGCGTTCGAGGCCGGGGCCTCCAAGTTCCCCGATTTCGAGAAGACGGTGCAGAAGTTCCAGAACCTCGGCGGCCTGCCGCAGGACTTCATCACCGACGCGCTCTCCGCCGGCAACGCCCACCTGACGCTGTACCACCTCGGCCGCAATCTGGACGAAGCGGATCGCGTCATGTCCCTGCCGCCGCGGCAGCGCATGGCCGCTCTGGCCCGGCTGTCCGACAAGCTGGCGGCCCCACCGCCGCCCAAGCCCATTTCCCGCGCCCCCGCGCCGATCGAGCCCGTCAACGGAGCCGGTCGCCCGAGCGCGCTGAACACCGATCCCGACGCCCTCTCCACCGAGGAGTGGATGCGTCGGCGGAATGCCGGCGAAATCCGGTAGCCACCCCTAACAAGCCCTCTCGGCGGGTCAAAGCCGTGCCCCGCGTGTCTGCCGGATCTAACGCACCCGGAACTTCTAAGCCTTCTCGGCAGGCTAAGCCGTGCATCTCGCCACGCTCCGGATCGAGACCGGAATTCGCCGCGGACGAAAGGACCGCGCCCTGATCTCGCCCGCGCGCCGAGCCTGAGAGCCGCGCCGGGGGCAAATCCGAGGCCCATCACGCTATGGCCAATTCGCTCCTTACCACCCAGGCGATCACCCGAGAGGCGATCCGTCTGTTCAAGAACTCCAACCGGTTCCTTCAGTCGGTCGATCGTCAGTACGACGGCCAGTTCGCCCGTACCGGCGCCAAGATCGGCGCGAACCTGAACATCCGCCTCCCCAACGATTACGTCGTGCGCCGCGGCCCCACCGCCGCCCCGCAGGACACGGTGGAGAAGCAGACACCGGTTGCCATCGCGAACCAGACCGGCGTGGACATCGCGTTCTCGACCGCGGATCGCGCGCTGTCGCTGGACGATTACTCCCGGCGCGTTCTCGCCCCGGCGATCAACGTCCTGGCCGGCGCCGTCGCGTCGGACGTGATGGGCCTCGCCGAGACCATCCCGAACGTCGCCCGCAATGCGGACGGCTCGAACAACACCATCTCGCCGAACATGGCCACCTTCCTCACGGCGGGCGCCATTCTCGACCGCTTCGGCGTCAGCCGTGCGCCGGGTCAGCGCATGGTGACTTTCGACCCCACCACCCAGGCTCGCACCGTCGCGTCGTTCTCGACCCTGTTCAACGACCAGAACAAGGTCTCTCAGCAGTACCGCGAAGGCGTGCTGCGCAACGACGTGCTCGGCTTCGACTGGCAGATGGATCAGACGGTCATTCTGCACACGACGGGCGCCTATGGTGCTCTGCCGACCGTGGCAGGCGCCAACCAGTCCGGCTCGGCCATCACCGTGTCGGCGCTCGCCGGTCCGCTCAAGAAGGGCGACTTCGTTTCCTTCGCGGGCGTCAACTCGGTCAACCGCATCACCAAGCAGAACGACGGCGTGCTTGCGCGTTTCGTTGTGACCGCAGACGTGGCAGCTGGCTCGACCTCGATCCCGATCTATCCGGCGCTCATCCCGCCGGTGGGTGGTGTCGCGGTGCCCTACCAGACCGTTTCGGCTTCCCCGGCCAACGGCGCGGCTGTCACCAGCCCGTTCCCGGCCGGCGAGACCTACCGCAAGAACGTCGTGCTCTCGCCCGACGCGCTGACGATGGTTTCGGCCGACCTGGAGATCCCCGGCGGCGTCCACGAGGCCCATCGCGAGAGCTTCGACGGCATCTCGATGCGTTTGGTCACGGCCTACAACATCATGTCTGATCAAATGGTGACAAGACTTGACCTGTTGTATGGCTTTGCCCCGGTCCGGCCGGAATTTGCTGCAATCGTAGCGGATGCGGTCTGAGGAATACTGATATGAGCGAATATCCCCGCATGCTCTATCACAGCGATGGCCGCATGGCCGTTGCTGAGAGCGCCTACCACGAGAAGCATGAGTTCGGCGAAGGCTGGTCTCGTGAGCCTCAGGACGCGCACCGTCGCGAGCCGACTGACGGTCGCTGGAATACGTCGGAGCCCCTGGCCCCGGTCGAGCCCGGCACTGTCCCCACCATGCCGCGCGACACGCCCGGCCCGGTCGATGCCGGCACGGTTCGCGCCATCATCCGGCAGGAGATGCAGGAGCACCCCGGCTTCGACCTGTCGGGCGCGGCCTCTCAGGAGGACGTGGACGCTCTGCACGACAAGCTGGACGTCCTGCTGAAGCAACTCGGCGTCGAGATGCCGGCCAATGAGGGCGATCAGCCGCGCAAGCGCCGTGGCCGTCCGCCGAAGACCCCCGACAACAAGCTGACCGGCTCGGCCGGCAACGGCGCAGAGGAGTGAGCCGCCATGGCTGAGAAAGACACCAAGGAGCCGATCCGCACCGAGGCTGCGGCGGTCATGTCCGGCAACGCCAACGCGAGCTTCGCGGGCTATCCGGCGACCAAGTATCACCCGGTGCTGGGCGCCAAGACCGCCAAAGACCCGAACGAGGCGGCCAGCCTGTTCCAGCCGGAGCACGACTGGTTCCCGACCGCGGCCGAGGCGGACATGCATCGCACCGAGCGGGAAGCCCTGCTGGTGATGCACCACAACCAGCGCGCCAAGCTCGACGGCATCGCCGAGTACCAAGACGGCAACGCCCCGGTGCGCAACAGCGTCCAGGCCCAAGAGAGCCTGCATCAGGGCGGCTCCGAACCCCTCTGACGCCGCTTCGGTGGCCATTGATCCCCGCGCGTCAGCCTAACCGCAGGCGCGCGGGGATTGCGGCTGGGATAAACGCATGACCCCTCACGACCTCATCACGCTCGCGCTGAAGCAAGCCAATGTGGTCGGCGTCGGCCAGACCGCGCTCGCTGAAGACGTGAACGACGCCCTGACGCATCTCAACATGATGCTCGGGCAGTGGAACCGGAAGCGCTGGCTGATCTACCATCTCGTTGAGGCGACGGTGCCGGCTTACGGCGCTGCGTCCTACCGCATCGGCCCTGGCATGGACATTGACGTGAAGGGCCGCGTCACGGGCATCGCGAGCGCGTTCTATCGCTTGGCGCGCGTGCGCGAGACGAACGACGATTTCTCGCTCGACTTCAGCCCAGATTTCGGCCCGCCGCACACCATCGGCGCGGGCGCGATCGACATTCCCCTCGCCGTGCTGACGAGCCGTGAGGATTACAGCCGGATCGGCATGAAGGGCTTAGGCACGTACCCGTCCGCGGTGTGGCTCGATGCCGATTACCCGGTGGGCAACCTCTACGTCTGGCCGTCGCCCTCTGTCGGCGAGATACACATCGTTGTGCAGGAGCAGCTAGGCCGGTTCACGGATCTGACGGCCAATATCGAGCTTCCCGACGAGTACCACGACGCGCTGTTCCAGAACCTCGTGGTGCGTCTGCGCTCCGCCTACGGCCGCCCCCGCGACCCCGTCGTGGAAGTGCTGGCCAAGACCGCGCTCAACACCATCCGCAGCGCCAACGCGCAGATCGGCACGCTCGGGATGCCCCGCAACATGCCGCTCGGCCGCTTCGGTGGCGACATGAACAGCTATTGGGCAGGCGGCGGCGTGATGCCGGCACGAGAGATCGTGGACCGGACTGTCAACGTGCCCGTGCTCACGCCGGTTGATGAGCCGGACACCATCAAACCCGTTCCGGGGACTTTCTGATCATGGGGTTTCTGGTCGATGGCGAGGCGCGCGTCGCCTTCACGAACGAGCCGGGCGCCGTGCCGCAACCTCCCGACAACGGCGAGGTAAAGGTTCAGCAGGCCGACGCGCTCCTGATTACGCGCAAGGCGGACGGCACGCCCCGGTTCACCGATCTGCGCCCCATGGAAGAGCAGTTAGAAGTTGGCCCCCTCGCCAATGCGCTCGCCAACGCCGTTCCTGCGACACACACATCGGTTTCGGACGCAAATTATCAGTGCCTCTCTAGCGATGCACAGGTCGGCATGATCACGCTGACGGCTCCGCGGGTGATCTCGCTGCCGGACGTGGACACGTTTCCCTTCCGCGATCTCGTCATCGCCGACGAGAGCGGCGCCTGCTCAGACACGCTGACGATTACGATCCAGCCCGGCGCAGGCACAGGCGATACGATCGCGGGCGCGACATCCATCGTCCTTTCCAGCCCATATCAAGGTCTGCGCTTTCGCCGCGGTGCCGCCAATCTTTGGATACGCCTGTGATGAAGCGCCCCCTCCTTATCATCGCCGCGCTCCTCGGTCTGTCCGCGCCCGTGCTCGCACAGACCCGCGCGCTTCCGCCCGGCGAGATCCGCGCCAACGGCGACATCACCTTCGGCAACGCCCTGAAGCTCGGCAAGCGCGAGGGCAACCGGACAGTCATCACCCCCGACACGCTTCAGATCCTCGGATCGGGCTCGACCGGCGATGCATCCGATCTGAGTGCTCGCCTGCGCGGGTCCACTAAGGCTCTCGCGCTCGGTCAGGACACCAGCATCGGTCATTCGGTGGCGCGGTTCGGTACGCCGGGTGTCGAGACCTGTGCCGGCAACGATGCGGTGGACGATAGCGTAGCGATCAACGCCGCGATCACCTACGTAGCGATCCTCGGCGGCGGCAAGGTCACGTTTCCGCAGAGCGCGGACTGCCGCGTCGCCAATCCGGTCTATCTCAAAGATAAGGTGCAACTCTGGGGCCACGGCGGCGTCGGCCCAGATGGCGGCGGGCAGACGAGCAAGATCAGCCCGTCCGTCAGTATGGATGCGGTGGTCACGCAACCGGCTTCGCCTGTGCTCTTGGGTGCCGCTGGGATATTCAACTTGACGCTTGACGGGCGCCGTCCAGGGTCTCCCAATGCGCCCTCTGGCCGCACCATCAATGTTGGTCGGCTACTCGATGTAACGCCAATCGGCATTCGCATTGAGCATAGTGGGTTCTTCTACTCATCTGGTGATGGCGTCTATCTGCGCAACATCCCGGAGTCATTCGCCTGGATCAACTGGATTACAAACAGCCAGTTTTCTCAAAATCTCGGTTGGGCGCTCCGTATGGAGAGCACCGACAGCATTGTAGCGATGAACTACATCGGCGTGAACGGCGTGAAGGGGGTGGCAGGCGGCGGCAAGACTGCCACTGAAAACGGATCGGGTGGCTGCATCTTCACGCAGAACTACGGTAATATCCGCTTCTTCGGCAATCAGATCGAAGTATGCAACACGGGTGTTCTTGAAAAGAGCGTCGATAGTGGTATCGCTTCGGCCTACGGGAACAATTGGACAGGCAACTTTTTCGACCTAAACAACACGGCATTTGAGTTTCGCCGCGGCCTCCTCGATGCAGGACAGACCATCCGATACAACGGCATTTTCACCGGCAATCGGTTCGGCGGCTCTGAAGACAACGACATCCTGATCGATGACCGGCTGGCTGACGTCGCTATCGAGAACTCGCTTTTCGGGCCGATGGGTGCGGGAAAGTACAACGTTCGGTTCAAGGGCGCCAACGCCTCGGGCTGGTCTTTTTCGGGCCGCTTTCTCTCGCCGACCGCACAGCGTTTCCAGAACGCGCCGCAGGATACCGTAGTCCGCGTTTCCGGCTACGAGGCACAGAACAAGCTCGACCGCCTTACTGTTGGACCCGACGTGAACGGGGCGGGCGTGTTCGGCATCAACGCGGGGCCGGGCAATGTTCCGACGCTGGAATGGCAGGTACAGGGTGAGACCAAGTACCGCCAGCGCATCAATCCGGCGGATGGCTCCCTCCTCCTCTCGAACGTACAGTTCAATGCGGAGGCGTTCAGAGTGATCTTCGACGGCACCACGCAGTTTATTAAGCCGGCGATGCCTCCCTATGTCCCATCCGGAGCGCTTCCGCAGTGCGACACTGGCCATATCGGGGCTCAGATCACAGTCGCAGATAATTCTGGCATTCCGGCTCGGGGCGGCCCGCCGTCTTCTGGTGGCGCGACGGCATGGCCATTCTTCTGCAACGGGGCGAGTTGGTCCGCCCTCTAGGTAGCCGGCCCGCTCGCCGCGCCACCCGGCCCGAGCGCGACACCCGTCTCGGAGAAGCTCTTGCCCCGCATAGCCCTCACAGGCGGCGCCTATCAGTCGCGCAGCGTGATCGCGTCGGCCCAACGTTCGCTGAACTTGGTGCCGGAGACGAACCCCGCAAATGGCGACCAGCAGGTGCCGGTCACGCACTATCCGCGCCCTGGCCTGCGCAAGGTGGCAACGCCGCCGATCGCGGGGCAGGCGCGCGGGCTCTATGCGGCCTCGAACGGCGATCTCTACGAAGTGGTGGCCGGCCGGGTCTACTACGTGAACCGGGATTGGGCTTACACAGAGGTGGGGCGCCTACCCGATGGTGTCGGGGCCATCTCGTTCGCTGACAACGGCGACGTGATCGCGTTCTGCGACGGCGTGCGCGGCTACGCCATCGACATGAAGACCCGCCAGTTCGGGCAAATTGCGGACGCGGCCTTCCTCGGCTCAGCCTCCGTGGTCGGCTTGGACACGTACTTCATCTTCCACGAGCCCGGCACGGCGAAGTTCTACATCAGCCTATCGCAGCCGTCGTTCGACAATCTCGTCAACGGCGTGGTTGAGCAGACATCGACCTATGCCGCCTTCGATCCGCTCGACACGTCCCGCAAGGCCGGCGCTGGTGACAGGATCGTGGCCCTGGCCGCGGTTCACCGCGAACTCTGGCTGATCGGCGACCGCACATCTGAGGTTTGGAGCAACACGGGTGCGGCTGACTTCACGTTCGGCTCGGTGCCCGGCGCCTTCATCGACCATGGGTGCGCGGCGCCGGCCTCCGTGGCGACGCAGGACATCTCGGTGTTCATGCTGTCCCGAGACGCGCAGGGGCAGGGCATCGTTGTCCAGGGCGCCGGCTATTCCGTCACTCGGATCTCCACGCACGCCATCGAGGCCGAGTTCCAGTCCTACAAGCGCATTGATGACGCGCAGGGCTACACCTTCCAGCAGCAGGGCCACGTCTACTACGTCCTGACGTTCCCGACCGCAAACCGCACGTGGGCCTACGATCTCAACACGAAGCAGTGGGGAGAATGGTCTTGGACGGACGATAACGGGGGGCAGAACCGGCACCGTGCTCGGACAGCGGCCTTCGCCTACGGTATGAACCTCTGCGGCGACTGGCAGAACGGCACGCTCTACGCCTTTGACGGCAACGTGTTCACGGACGACGGCAAGCCGATCCTGTGCCTGCGCACATTCCCGCACCTCGTTCAGGACGGCAATCGCGTCTTCTATCAGCGGTTCATCGCCGACATGCAGGTTGGCACGCTGGAAGGCACGACGACCGACGATCCTCCGATGGTCTCGCTGCGCATGTCGGACACCCGTGGCGCGTCCTACGGCAACCCGGTCGTGCAATCACTCGGCGCGGCTGGCCAGTACGATGCCACGCCCACGTGGAACCGGCTCGGCATGGCGCGTGATCGAGTGTTCGAGATCTCGTGGTCCGTCCCGATGCGGACAGCGCTGAACGGTGCGTTCGTGGATCTTCAGGTGGGGCAGAGCTGATGGCGCAGCCTCCGAACAGCAATGTGCCGATCGCCGAGCCGCAGTCAGGTCGCTGCACCATCGCTTGGCAGGCGTTCTTCGCCGCGTTGTCGGGGCAGGGGGCGGCAAAGAGCACCATCATAGCCCCGGACGGCAGCCCCTACACATACACGGCGCCTTCGGGCGGGCACTTGGTGGTTCAGGGCGAGATCACGGGCCTGGCCCTGATCCGCGGACGCGATCCCATCGCCCTAGCGCCATCCCTGTCGATGATCCCGCTATCCAAAGGGGATCGGGCGGTTCTGACCTACACGGCCGCCCCTGGCTTGGTGTTTCTGCCGGCATGATCCGCTTCGACGTGGAGCCGCTGGCGTCGGTGGCGGACGAGATCGCACCGCTATGGGAGCGCCACTACGAGGAAGGCGCCGAGGACCGCGAGATAGCGCCGTTCGCTCCGGACTGGCGGCGCTACTTCATGTTGGAGGAGGGCGGCAACCTGCTCCTCCTCACGGCTCGGACGGATGACGGGACGATGGTCGGCTATCTCATGGCGATCATCGACACCCATCTGCACTTCTCCCGCACCGTTTTCGCTGGCGTCGATGTCTACTGGCTTGCCCCGGAGCACCGCGGCGGCAGGACCGCGCTTCGGATGCTCAAGACCGCGGAAGCCTGCTTCAAAGCCATGGGCGCACACGTCGTCCTTCAGCACGCATGGCACGTCCGAGGGCAGGAACGACTTCTTGCCCGCATGGGATACGCGCCGATGGAAACCGTCATGAAGAAGGTGCTCTGAGATGGGAGCAGCAGCAGCCATTGGGCTGGGATCTGCCGCGAGCGCAGGCGCGTCGCTGTTCGGCGCCAACTCAGCCGCCAATGCGTCCAAGAAGGCCGCACAGATCGCGGCTGCGACGCAGATGCAGATGTACAACCAGACCCGCACGGATCTGGAGCCGTTCCGTCAGGTTGGCGAGTACGCGGGCGGCCAGCTTACCAACCGCCTCACCGAATTGACCTCGCCCATCGTCATGGATCAGGCCGCGCTTGAGGCCACGCCCGGCTATCGGTTCACGCTCAATCAGGGGCTCAAGGCGGGGCAGAACTCGGCTGCGGCCCGCGGGCTCGGCCTGTCAGGG